AGTAAATCCGTTGCTGCAAGTCCATTAACATTTGGAGCGCCTTTCTCTGTATTCTCTGCAGTTACAGGAATTGCACAAATAGCAGCAATAGCAAGCACTAAGTTTGATGGAGGTAGCGGTAATATTACAGCCCCAACTACACCAGCAAATGAAAATCAAAGTGCTGGCGGTGGTGGATTCGGTGCGGGTTCTACTAGCGAAGTTAGTAGTGTTGGACTTACAGATAACGCTACAGGAATAAAAGTAACCGTTGTAGATTCTGAAATAAAAGCCGTTATGGATGCCTCGGCTGCAGCTAGTGCGTTGTCTACTTTTGGAGGTTAGTGTAAACACTATTTAGAATTAATCTAAATAAAATGTAAATAATTCAATTTTAATTAATAACTTTATATTATGTTACCAATTTATAAGCTTACAATTAACGACAATGATGAGACGGGCGTAGACTATAACGCGTTTGTCGATACTCCAGCCCACTTAAAAGCCTTTATTGCTTTTGATAAATCAATGCCTTATAAGTTTAAAGAAGAGCAAAGAATTGTAACGGGTGTTATGATGAGCGCAAATACTTTGATATACCGTAACAGTCCTGATATTGGAGAACATCAAGTTTTCTTTGACGTTGCTACTATTAAACAAATTGTTTTAAAGTTTTTTAAGAACAGTTTTGGGAACAATGTGAATAAGATGCACAATGAAAACGATAAAGTAAACGGTGCTATAATGCTAGAAAGTTTCTTTATTGATTCAAAGCGTGGTATTAACGCACCTATTGAATTTAGTAAACAAAATCTACAAGACGGTACTTGGATAGCGTCTTACAAAGTAGAGAATGACCAACTATGGAACGAAGTAAAAAGTGGAAAATTTCAAGGTTTTAGCGTAGAGGGAATATTTGACAGAATACAAGTAAATATAAAAACAAATAATAAACAAAAGATGAACAAAAAAGAAGTAAGTGGAAAGTCACTTTTCAATTTGATCTTTGGGAAAAGCAAGTTTGAAGATGTGCCAGTTACAGAAGAAACAGTTTCATCATTTGCGGAGGTTACATCAATAGACGGCACGGTGCTGACTTATGAGGGTGAGCTAGCAATTGATGCGCCTATCTTCGTAATTGATGAGAATGGCGATAAGTTGCCAGCTCCAGCGTTAGACTATCAATGTGATATCGACGGCAAAACAGTTATAATTTCTGTTAACGAAAGCGGTTTAATTTCTGCTATCGAAGACGTTATAGTTGAAGATGCTGAGATGAGCGCGGAGATTAAAGATTCAATCCTTGCAGAAGTTGCGGAAGTAATGAAAAGCACTTTAGAGGCTACATTTGCTAAGATTGAAGAGTTAACAGCTGAAATCAAAAAGATTAAAGAAGTAAAAGAAAGTAAGTTTCAAAGTGAAGCTAAAACGGGAGTTAAAGAAGTTGCTAAATTAACAGCAAACGAAATCCTTAAGAATATTAAAAACTAAATTTAAAAAATAAACAAAATGCAAAAAATAGGAAAACTAGGGAAAGCCCTAAAAGAAAGATTTGATTACGATGTTGCAGGTTTACCAGCATGGACTGACAACACAATGCCTGTTGTTATTACTGACCTTATTAATAACTCTGAATTTTTGAACTCTTTGACTTTAGAGTCAGATGTTAAAGGAACGAAAGAAATTGCTTTGTTAAATTCAGATGTAACGCTTCAGGCTAAAGTTGCTTGTACTCCTTCTCCGGATGGTTCTGTTATTTTTACAAAAGCTAACCTTACAACTGTACCTTTATACATGGGTATCGAATTTTGTAATGAAGACTTGAACGGTAAAATGACTCAAATTTTAAACAAGTTAGGTTTGTCAATGCAAAACGGACAACTTCCTGCAGATTTAGCAACTATTTTAGGTGCTTACCTTGGTAAATTGTTACAAAGAAAAGCTCAGTTAGTAGTTGTTTCTGGAGATACTACTTCAATCGACCCTGAATTAGTTTTGATGAATGGTTTACGTCACATCTTAGTTAACGATGCAGATGTATTGACTTACGATGCAGCAGATGCTACAATGACGTCAACAAATGCTTATGAGCAATTTATTGGAGTACACGATAAAATCCCTACTGAATTGTTTGACAACGAAATGACTATCAAATTGTATACGGGACGTACTGAAGCTAGAAAATGTATCACAGCATGGAATACTTTGAATCCTTACAATCACATTGATGTTATCAATACTAAGTCTAGTGTTTCTTTCATCCTTCCTGATACTAACGTTGAAGTAGTAACACTTCCTGAGTTAGATGGTAAATCTGAAATTTACGCTATTCCTTTAGATTTAACTTTCTTAGGTGTTGATTCTTTAGATGATATGAACTTTGAAGTAAAATACAACGCTTATACTGACCAATTGAAAGCTGAAGCTTCTTTTAGATTAGGTACTCAAATTGTTTGGGGTCAATACTTTGTTAGACTTCATTTGTTAAACTCTTAATATTACTGAATTATGTGTGAAATCCTAGAAGGAAAGAACGCAGTATGTGATAGCGTAGGCGGTGTGAAAGCCATCTACGCTTGGAATACTGCAGACGCTACAATCACAAAGGCAAATGGTACTATTTCAGCTTTATCTTTAGCAGCTGGAAAATATATCCACAAGTTTTTCGTAGAAATGGAAACGTCTAAATTTACAGCTACGAAAATAGGTGATAGAAAGAACCAATCTGTAGCATACGAGCAAACAGGAACTATGATGTTGAGCGGTAATACTGCAACTGATATCGTAAACCTTGAAGCTTTAGAAATCGCTAGAACTACTTTCGCTGTAGAATTGAATGATGGTACTTATGAAGTATTCTATGAAACTAATGGAGCGAGTGTGTCAGGTGTTAGAGATTCTGGACAAGCTTATGAAGATGCGAACGGTAACGTTTTAACTTTATCTGGTAAAGAAAAGAATAGACCTAATAAAATTGCTGCAGGATTAATTACAGCATTGTTAGACCCAGTTTCTTAATTAGAAATAATAAATTAATTAAAACCTTATTGAGAATTAATCTTAATAAGGTTTTTTTTGTATCTTTGAACTATGACAATTTTAATAACGAAATCTAGTTTAAACATTATAGCTTTGACATTGTCAGAACTTGAAGACCAAACACTTGATATTAATTGGCTTTTTAGGTTTACCAAAGACGAAGGTAGACAAGAAATATTTTGCTATCTAAATGATTTAAATGAGTCGACATCACGTTATAATTTGTTTAATTTATTGGAAGGCGTAGATGCTACATTCACAAAGTTAGGTGATTATACGTATAGAGTTTATCAAATGCCTAACGGTGGCTCTTTAGATTATTCCTTAGGTATTCAATGCGAGATAGGTAAAGTGAGAGTTATAGATAATATTATAGTAGTGCCAGCAAGCTTTGAGCCTACATTAACATCAAATATTTATGGAGGAGAAACAAACAGCTAGAACGTTTAGCACATTTAGAGAGGTTGCAATCATTGACCCCGTCGAAACAGTAGCTAAAGAAGGGTGGGTTCGTTGGGGCATAGACAATTTATACCCTCAATTTTTATGGTCTTTATATGTTAACAGCCCAATTCATGGAGGTATAATCAACTCTAAAAATACTTTTATTTCGGGGGCTGGTTTACAATATGAAGGTGTTGAAAATTGGGACGAGATTAATAAAAACGGACGTTCTAAATATACATTAGACGAACTTGTTGAAATGTACTCACTAGACCAGGAAGTTATTAACGGTTATTATATTAAATGCGTTTATGATTCATTAAATCAAAAGTGGCAATTAGAACACTTAGATTTTGAATTGATGCGACCTAACGAAAACGGAACTATATACTATTATTATGAGAATTGGGCAACGTCTAGACAAAATGATAAAACTAAATTCAAAGAATATACAAGTTTTTTTAACCGTACAAGCGAAACAAAAGAATGCGTTTTATTTGTAAAGGCTAAGTCTAGACAATTTATACTAGAAACTAAAAAGCTAACTTCAGGATATTACCCTATTCCATTGTACAGTGGTGGTATTGATTCAATATTGACCGATATAGAGATTAATTTCTTTAGATTATCGGAGGTTGTAAACGGTTATAAAGGCGGTACATTGATATCTTTAAACAATGGAATACCAGAGAGTGACGAGAAAGCCGAAAAAATAGTTTATGACCTTAAATTAAACGCTACAGATAAGCGTAAACAAGGCGGTGTAAGCGTTACTTTCTCAGATGGTAAAGATAGAGAGCCTAGCATTGTACAATTGAACGGAAATGACCTAGATAAGCGTTATGAAAGTACAGAGGTTGGACTTTCTAAAAAGATATTTATTTCACATTCTGTTATTAACCCTAAAATGTTTGGGTACATTCAAGACAACTCTATGTTTTCACAAGACTTAGAAAATGACTTTAAACTATTCAATCGTACATACATAAAGAAAAGACAAAAGAATATAGCAGACTCTTTGAACTATGTACTTTCAGAACTTAACGGAATGACTGGAGAAATTAGTTTTAATGAATATGAATTATTCGATAAAGCTGAAGTAATACCAACTACCCCTATAGCTTTAAAGTTGTCAGCTGAAGACAATGAAACGCAAATATTAGATTTATTTGTAAGTTGTGGACGTTCTAAAAACGATGTTAAAATTATAAAGTCTCGTGAGTTTAAAAACCAAACGGATGAAGAAATTATCGAAGGTTTCTTTAAAGACAAATTTGCTGTTAACGATAATCAAAATAGAATCCTATCCATGCTTTCAAATGGTGAGAGTTATGATGCAATTGTAAAAGCTTTAGACATGAAACCTATTGAAGTTTCAAAGATAATTGTAGGATTGCAAAATAATGGTTATTTAGATGGTGGCAATGTTACCGACAAAGGACTTCAAGAAATTGTAAACCGTGAACAGATAAGTGTTGTTTATTCTTATGAGAAACGTCCTAATGTGGATGGAAACTCTATACTTCCTGATGGTAGAACTAGACCATTTTGCGAAACATTGGTAAAAATGGATAAAGTTTACACAAGGGAGGAAATAAACATGATAAGCACGGCAGTTAAGCGTGACGTATGGAGTTATAGAGGCGGTTGGTATCATAACCCTGAAACACATATAAATACTCCTTCATGTAGACATTTTTGGAAACAAAACGTAATCTTTAAATAAAATGAGTACAGCACTTTTAATAAACGCATATAATCTTAAACTACTTTCTTTGATTCATGGAAATGTTGAAGACAGTATATTAACACCTACTATTAAGATAGTACAAGACACAATGATAGAACCTATTATAGGGACTTCTTTGTACACTAGAATACTAGAAGGTATTGACCTAGACAATCTTAACGCTGATGAGGTTATTTTAATGGATAAATATATTATTCCCTTAGTTGCTATGGGTTGTAATTTAGAGGCCGTTGTTATGACTACATATCAAATTAGAAACAAAGCTACGGGAATAACAAACGACGAGTTTCTAAGGGGTGCAAGTGAAAGCGAAATAAATAGACTTCAGGATTCATTTAGATCAAAATTTGAACACTATAGACAAAAGTTAATACAGTATTTAAAATATAATTCTGTTCTATATCCTGAATACTATCAATATTTCTCAAATCCTGATTCTTTTTATAGTTGTTTAACGGATGGCGGTGAAGGAATTAAACCAGACTTAGGTAAAACTAGAAGTAATATTTATTTTAAATGAAGAAAACTTTAAATAATCTTAATACAGAACTACAAGCAATTGCAGACGCACACCTTCAGGTTAACACTTATTATTGGGGTGACTTTCTAAATGCTATAAACCAAGACAAGGCGGTTACTTACCCTTTAATGTGTTGCTTTGTTACGGGAAATAGTTTAGAAAAGGTTACTATTCCCGTTACTATTAATATAATTGTAGCTGATAAGTTTTTTAAGAATGGTCGACAAGGCAATTTAAACGATACTGAAAGTGATACTTTGCAAGTTGTTAGAGATGTTTACGAAGTTATTAGTAAAAGCCCTAGATGGCAAAACATTGGTAAGATAACGGGCGCAA